TCAATGGTGATCTCTGTGCCAACTTCTGTGTTCATCACAGCGGTATATTCAAGACTGCCAAACAGGTTCTCCCAGGCATCTGCAAACTTGCCCCCGTTCTTGGCCATCTTTTCTCGGATGTAATGGTCAGTCATGGTCTGGCGCAACTGACCCACGATAGTTTCTGGTCCCATGTTCTGTGCTCGAATAGCCGAAGGATATAGACTGTTGATGTCAACTGACCCTACCCACTCATGCAGACCTTTTTTGGGATACGCAACATAGGCACCGGCTGCTTGATTGTCTTCGCTGTCGTTGCGTTGCTTGCGATTGGGCACAACAAATCCACGTTCATGTGCTTCCACAATGATGGCTTGTTCAGTCACTGCCACAGCACCCATTGTGGTCTGCAACAACACCGTATTGGCATGTGCCAGTTCGCTGGCCAGTTCTAGAAAGCGCAGTTTTTTGTCCAACTTGTCTAGCAGTGCAGTATCTTGACGATTGTATTCAATAAACTTCTTGAAGTGTTGATTGTACAACTGATCCAGGGTGCCTTCGAACTGTGTCTTGGTCTCTCCCAGTTCGTATTCGGCAATGGCATCTAGACTATAACTGTGCCGTTCTTCATAGGTGTACTTGCGATACAATTGCATATAGTCCATGTGTACTCGCCCCACCAGGTCATAGGTTTCTTGTTCAGCACCAAAGCGTTCGAACATGCGCTTCTTGGGATGTTGTCCCCAGAGACAAAACTTGCGAGTATCATCCTTGCTGAGAACTCGGATGGTTCTGTTGATGGTGTAGGGAATATCGTAGCCCTCTGAGTTCCAGCCACTCAACACATCTGCATCGTCAATCAGGTCCAGAAACATCTTGATCATGTCACGCTCATCTTCAAACAAGAATGTGTTTTCAAAATCAGCCACCAGTTCCTGTGCTGTCTCCATGCTCATGTGCTTGGGTGGCACAGCCATGGTGACCATTTGATCCAGCCAGTTCAGATACACCGATATGGCAGTGATGGGATTGAACGGATCATCCACAGGTGAGAATCCGCGATCCTTGTTGAAGTCTACTTCAATGTCAAAAAATGCTGTGTGCAGATCCGGAGCATCCTGCCCCTTGTAGTTGTCCTCTAGGCAACGAAAGATTGGATTGATATCACTTTCATACAACTGCTTGCCTGAATGTAATCGGACTTCTTTGCGGAACTCTTTGTTGTTTCTTGTGCTGAACCTTGACACAGGCGTGTCATAGATGCTACGATGTTTGCCTCTGGGGTCATCGTAGTAGAACACAAAGTTTGCTGGATATTCTCTGTATACTCGTTCGCCATTGCGGCGTTCCACCACGTGAATGCGGTCGTGTTCTCGATCAAAAAGACTGTCAATATAACTCATGTATCTCCGTTTATGGCCGGTAAGCCGTGTTGCTTGCCCGTAACGTGGGCGATTCGTTGTAACTCAATATTTATAATGTCTTGCCCACTGTGGTGAGAATTGTTTCCAACAGTTCGTGATCCTGTTGTTCTTGCCCAAAGCTGGCCTTGTGTGCCATACGGATTGCTTTTTTCAGCACAGCTGGCTTGATTTCCAGTTCCTCTGCAATGGCTTTGACTGTGTCGGTGAGGCCACCTTGCAAGGTATCAATTTCGTGCATGACCTGCATGCCCTCATTGATGATCTGGGTGAGTTTGATTTTTTGGTCGCCGTTGAATGTTTTATTTTCCATGAGAATCTCCTAAAGTAGTCAGCTAGTATAACTGATACAGTAGGAGATGTCAAGGTATTATTGCTCTTTTTGGATTCCCAGTAGCGAATTGGGCCGTCCAAGGCAGAAGCCGCCTACATCACGCAACTAGTGCGGTCCTAAGGATGTTCAATGTGTTTGTTGTGCTGCAAAATCTCTGCGGCGTTGCGCCCCAACCTGTGTCACGTGCTCAAGTATTTGGTTACGCACCACAAATGCTGATTCATTCACTGCCCCGTACCGGACAAAGGTTTGGTCAACAAACTGTTTGATTCGTTGCACGTCTTCTTTGGTCTCAACCATTTGTAACATTTCTGCCACTGGCTTCTTTAAGGCAGTGGCAATACGATTCTCGGCCATTTCTGGTTGTGGTGCGGTTGTTTTCTTGGCCGCAATCTTGTCTGTTGCTGTTTGTAAGAAGCCGGGCTTTGTTGGTGCTACTGTTGCACCAGCTGGTTTTGGTAAGCTGACCCCAGTTTTGATATTGGGTGCATAGTTTACACTGGAATATCCAGTAGGCCCTGCAAAATTAGTCGCTGCTGGTTTCTTGGCAGCCGCTGCATCACGTGCAGCTTGACGACGAGCAACTTCTCTACGACCAACATACCCAGCACCCTGTGGATCTTCACCTGGGAATCCAGTTGCCTTTTGTGTGTCGGGCACAGTGCCGTATTTGACAATTGGTTGCCCTGGTGTTGTTGGTGTTGCTGCTGTTGTTGTTGCTGCTGTAGTTGATGTAGGTGCAGCAGCACCAACAGCATTGGGATTATTTGGACTAGCAGTATTCTTGAGCCCTGTTGCTGTTCCTGTCACTCGACCACCGGTGCTTGTTCCATAATTTTGCATCTGTTTTGTCATTTGTCCAAATGGATTTGGGGCAGCAGCAGTATCAGCGGCTGCATCGCCAGCGACCTCATCACCAGGCGCCTCAGGAGCTGCTGGGTAATATTCAGCACGTAATTCATCACCAGTCCAGGGCTTTTTAGTAGCTGGATTAATACCACCAACGTAGGCTTGTCTTTGCGCTCCGCCTACTGGTGCAGCAGCAGGTGCAGTGTATGGAATACCCATCTTGCTGTACACATCAGTGACCACGCCTTGTGGTACACCTTGCTTGGTCAAGAATGCAGCAATGTAGTCTGAATCAGTTTGATGACCTTCTTGTTCCCACTCTGTTTTGAGTTTGGCAGCAGTAACTTTGCGTGTGAAATTTTGTGCTTGCTTGCTAAGGTAGCTGCCTACCTTGCCCGTGGCCTTGTCTAACCAGTTAAGACCCTTGCCAATCATACCAGGTTTTACTACACCATCTTGTGGCGCAAGGGGCATGTCTTGACGGGGCACCGCAGGTATATTTGTGCGATCAGGACCTGCAGCAGCCAGTTCTTTCAACAATGCACGGCGATGACGATCAACGTTTTCAATCACAGTCAGCACACCATGGCGTGTGAGGTGCATGTTACGAGCAGGAGCCTTGCCCACACTTTCATTCAATGCCCAGGCCATCACGGTGAGCTTTTGATCAATCAATTGTTCAGCTGGTAGTCTTATTAATTTAACAGATTCTCTAACTGCATCTCTGGCCACACGGTCAGCTGCTATGCCGCCGTCGGGCCCATTGGTTGTAGCGTCAAGACTGTATGGACTGTTGTTTGGATTATACTGACCAGTATAGCCAGTGGTGTCAGTGGTGTCATAGTTTGGATCAAACCGTGCAAAATTAGCAGGATCAGGAGTGCTATAACTCATTCTATTCAGGTCAGCAGCATCTGCTGGATCAGGCAGTTTGATAAATTTCCCTGCTATTAAATTGTTAGGGTTGCCATCAGCACTAAAATATACTTCATTGCCAGGAAGACGCCTGAACGCTTCTGGATTGATTTTTCTATCTGCCAAAATATCAGTTATTGTATCACCTGGCTTGACTTGGTAGTCTACAGAATTGCTTACAATTTGATCAAATCTTGATGGTGCCGTATCTACGCCCGGAGTGACATCTGTGCCCGGAGTGACATCTGTGCCCGGAGTGACATCTGTGCCCGGAGTGACAATCTCTTCGCCGGGTACAATACTTTGATCTACGGGCACTTCGCCACCAGACAACATGGCCATCACTTCTTGTGCGCCCAGGGCCAGGATTCCGGCGCCTGCGCCTTTCATAAGAATACTGGATAATTTTTCACCTTTGATAGCAGCATCAATAGCAGCGGTAAGACTGGCAATAGCAATTGCGCCTGCGCCACCTGTGGCCAAGCCTGCGATAGCAATCAAGGCAGTTTTTACAAACAACTGAGTCTTGGGATATTCTTTAGCCAACAAACGATACTTCTTGATCGCGTTCATGACCTTGCTATTGACACCAACTGTGTCACGCAAGGCTCCAGTGGCATCATTGTAGGCTGCATCAACACCGGCAACAGGAGTAGACTTTGTGATAGAATTCATAACGTCATTAAAGGCGTCCTTGGCAGATGTATATACTCCTTTCACTGCATCTTTGCCCTTGCCTAGTGCAGTACGATTTTGTCCAGTGGCGTTGGCACCCGCTTCAACAGCAGCAAACAAGTCGAGAATCTCTTGTTCGCTCATTCTGCGTTCAACCAGCAAGCGACTTAGATTATGGAACTTGCGATATGTTGCATCTTCCTTGAGCAATTTGTTGTGACGCCCCTCAGTAAAAATCTGACGGCTTTCTGTCATGCCTTGCCCCAGTTGTCGTAGGTCAGATGTCAATACATTTTTTGTAGTAGAGCTGGATGGAATTGTGATACGGGAATATTTACGGTCCGGGCTCATGTCAACCACTTGTGCTTGTTGGTCAATGTACCGCACAGTGTCACCTGCCTGTATCATCTTCATGGATACACCACCAAGATTAACCGGAGTATCGCCTGCATAGTTACCATGAGCTTCTGCCATGCCTTGTTTCATTTTTGCCATTGCGGCTTGAGTCTTTTTACCTGAATCAACATAGGAATCAGCATCAACTTCTTGACCTATGCTTCGACGTTTATCCAATCCAGGCAGCACGTCTTGACCTTTGGTGTCATGCTTGTCTATAATGTTCCGGAGTTTCTTTTGAAGTTGTTTATCATCATAAAACAAAGCACCGATTGCATAAGCAATAGGGCCCTCGGGTGCTGGATCATCTTTGGTCCAACTTTCTGTTTGACCAGTTTGTAAATCTCTTACATCCATGGTTTCTATGTCCAGTGTTGGGCCCATAGATATCATGTCAACTGGACGCACAATAAAATTTGCCGATTCTTTTGACCTTGCATTTGTTACTCTAACTTCAAATGTATTGTAATTTATTTCATGTACAAACTCTGCTCGCCAACCGCCATATTCTTCTTCGGCTTCGTCTTGTGCCATGCCTTCTGCCATGCCCGACTCGTCCATGCCACGGTCCCGGCGCCATTGGCGAACACTCTTGCCTTGATCACGTTTGCTACCTAGCTTGGGTCTATTATCGCCCAGGGCTTCTGCCATGCCTTGTTCAGGTGCTGATTCAAATAGGTCTGTTACTATCATGTTATTTCTCTTGTATGTAATCTTGGTTGCTGTTTTGCTGCGCTGCTTTGTGACGCTTTTGAAACAGTCGCATGGCCATGTCAGCATGGTCCATGTTGGGGAAACGTGTGGGCAAACTACGTCCCGCACGGCGTATTTCAAATCCTGATTCTTGATCGCCATAGCATTCAAAATACGAGCCATCCTCCATGGGGTATGTTTTTACCGGTGACTCACTCACGGCTGACATGGGTGCAGCAGGTGCAGCAGCATCGGCTGCTAGGTGATCTTCAATGCTGTGTGCTGCTTCTGTGTCACCAGGATCACTGGGAGGATCCACGTCTGCGTCCCAGGTGGCTTCGTCTACTTCTTCATCGTCGCCAATTTCAAGATCACGCTTGGCCTTGCTGACCAAGTGACTGTCCAGGTGATGATCTTTTTCCAGCTTTTCCAGGTAGTCGGCAAAATTTGCCTTGACCTTGCTGACCATGTCTTCTTCTACTTCTTGCATGGCTTCTTCGAGAGGATTTCTAGCAGGCTGTACACTGTCTCCTACCATGTAGCCCTTGAAGGGATTCTTTGGATCATGCTTGGCAGACAGCACTGGACTTATAGAGCGTGGTTTGAACAACGCAGGCAGTTGTGGCACACTTTTTTGTTGTGCGTTCAAGCCGTGCCGGACTGACACTGGCGTGATACGCCCTTCAATCAAGGCCAGGCGCTCAATTATCTTGTGTATGGAGTCACTCATGCTCGTTGGTCTTTCAATAAACTCTTCAGCATCCAGCCATGCTTGCCGTGCGCAGTCAAGCGACCAGCCACAAAGTCAGCAATGCCTTGTTGATTTTCTTGCTCAGCAGCGGCAAAGCATTGATCCAAGAGTTCTATCATTTGACCGTTGTTGGCCAGCAATTCTTCAATCATGAGTCGAGCACGTGGAATTTTTGTTTGTCCAGAAATAATACTCAATTCCACGTAACGTTCAAAGCTGCCTGGTGTGTACTCGTCAAGTGTTCTTATGTATTCGGCAGTGGGGTCAATTGCACCGTAGACATCTTCGTAGATATTGCCAAAGAACTCATGCAGTTGCACAAAGTCCGGGCCTTCTACATTCCAGTGAAACTGTTGTGCTTTGATTACGAAAGCGTATTCAGTTGCCAATAGAGTTTTTAAATTGTCCGCGAGCATTCTTGTTCCTTTTGTATTCCTTGGGCGTATTAGGCGTAGGATCTGTAGAGTATTTACCTGTCAGCATGGATCCACCTGTTCTTGCGATCACGCCCATGGGCTGGGTTACGGTGGCCACACTGCCTGAACTGCTGGCACCTGCTGAGGCGTTTTCCATTATTTCATGTACTTTCATGTGGGTTTCTCCGGAGTATATATTTGAACCTGTCCCTG